ATCAAAGAGAACACAGGATTCGCCCAACTGTGGTGGATATTGGTGCTTATAAAAAGCGAGATATCCCGAAATTAAAAGGAAGATATCTAAAAATCACGAAAGAATGGTGGGAAGACTTCTGGAACAGTGATCTTGCAACTGCTATTGATCATAAATCAGATCAATCAGCTGTTTATCGACTTGCAACACTGATCGATGAGCGTGAGAGAGTCTATAAACAAGCTAAAAAGGATCGACTAGTCGTTGGATCACAAGGACAAGTTGTTTTAAATCCTTTATACAGTGCAATGTTGAAACTTGATGCAGAGATCAGACAATTAGAAGATCGCATTGGAATGAATCCAAAATCGAGAGTGTCACTTGGAATCCAGATTGGTGGTTTAAAGAAAACTCTTGCTGATCTTAACGCTGATCTTGAAGAAGAATGAAAACTCAAGGCAATCGAGTTATAAAATTTATAGAAAAGTATTGTGTTCACTCTTCTGGTGATTATTTAGGAAAACCATTCATCTTAAGAGACTGGCAGAAAGAACTGATCAGAGAACTCTTTGAATTAAGAGAAGATGGATCATTCAAACACCATACAGCTTATATTTCACTCCCAAAAGGAAATGGAAAAACTGAACTTGCTGGAGCATTAGCTGTTTATGGTTTGCTCGGATCTGGAAACTCAGCTCCTATCATTCCAGTAGTTGCTTCAAGTTATGATCAAGCTGATCTTGTCTTTGGTAGTGCAAAAGCAATGATCTCAAATGGTGAATTAAGACACTTTGTTGATCTACAAGAACGAAAGATCATAGTTAAGGACAATCCGAACGCTTATATCTTAAGAGTTCCTTGTGTTGGTGGTGGAAACGATGGTTTAAGACCAGCTCCCTTTGGTATCTTTGATGAGATCCACGAGATGGTTGGCAATAAAGAAAAAGCTCACTTAGTGATCCAGAATGGTTTAAGAAAAAGAGCAAACACCATAGGGATCAACATAACAACAGCTGGGGTTGAAAACTCCTTGGCTTATAGATTATATAAATACGCTAAAAGCATAGAAGAGGGACAGATCGAGGATGATGGTTTTTATTATAAGATTTATGAAGCAGATCAAGACTTGGACATTGCAGATCCCAAGCAAAGAACGAAAGCTTTGGAACAGAGCAATCCAGCTCTTGATGACTGGGTTGATCGTGAACAGCTTGAAAGGGCTTTTCAACAAATACCAGAAAATGAGTTCAGAAGATACTTTTTAAATCAATGGACATCCACAGCTGAGAGATGGCTTCCAGCTGGTGTATGGGAGGAATGTTATGTCGAAAAAAAATTGGAACAAGGATCAAAAATTATTTTGGGCTTTGATGGATCATACTCAAGAGACTCCACAGCTCTGGTCGGATTATCGTTTGAAGAGGAACGACCACACTTGGAAGTTCTTGGTCACTGGGAAAGACCAGTCACTGAAAACAAACTTTGGAAAATACCTAGAGATGAAGTCATCGCAAGAATCCACAAGATATTTAAAGATTATGAAGTGGTTGAGTTCGTTGTTGATCCGATGGGGTTTCACTCGGAACTTGCCGAGCTAGAAGATCGCTATGGCGAAGATATGATCCTTTATTTTGAGGGAAATTATCGAAAAAGAATGGCAGAGGCAACTTCGAGGTTTTATACAGCTGTATTAGAAAAAGATCTCTCTCACGATGGTGATTTTGATCTCTTTCAACATTTAATCAACTGTGTGCCTAAAGAGACTCCACAAGGAACTCTTGTCACAAAGTTAAACAAGTCATCTGCAAGAAAGATTGACTTGGCTATTGCTTCAATAATGGTTTTTGACAGATGGTCAGATCTAAGAAGAGAAGATCCAGAACCAGAATCAAAAGCTCCAGAATTTATAAGTTTATAAGAGGATTAGAGATGTTAAATAATTTAATCGTTTTCAGCGTGGGATTCATAAGCGTGTCTGTCTCGGCATTTTTAGTTTCAACACAAGTGGGACTGCTTGTTGTTGGACTTGGCTTAATTGCAATCGCTCTGCTGTTTGATTTTGAGAGAATATGAGATTATTAGAATTTTTTAGACCAAATGTCGAAACCAGAGACATTGATGCTTCATTGTTCAATCTGGGATTAGAAGACAAAACAAAAACAAGCTCTGGAAAAGCAGTTGATCCATCATCTGCAATACAGAGTTCAACAGTTTATTCGTGTGTATCGCTGATCAGTGACTCTATTGCCACAATGCCAGTGAAAACATATAGAAAAACACAAGATTATCGTGAACCTACTGCCCCTCCAATATTTTTAGATCAAGTTAATGGAATGCCTAATGCTGAAACTGATCTTTTCACTTGGATGCACAGAACAATCAATTCATTGTGCCTTTATGGAAACTCTTATTGGTTAATCACCTCAAGAGATCGCAATGGATTCCCTAGTTCTTTATATAACTTGCATCCAGATGATGTGATGATTGAAAGAAAAAATGGGAAAGCGATCTACACATACAATGGCAAAGAAAAGTTCACAAGATACACAGTTTTAAATCCATCTGGTGAGATTGTTCACATTAAGAACTTTGAACAAGGATCAGACTATGGATTGTCCCCAATTGAAGCTGGATCAGAAGCAATTGGATCAGCATTAGCTCAAGATGAGTTTGCTGGGACATTTTTTAGGAATGGAGCTGTTCTCTCTGGCGTTATAGAGATGAACTCGACTCCTACTGAAGAGCAATTGAGAATCTTTAAGCAATCTTTTAATAGAAAGCATCAAGGATCTAACAAAGCTCACAATATTGGAATTTTGACAGAGGGAAGCACTTGGAAACCACTTGCTCTCGATCACGAACAGATGCAGTTCCTACAATCTAGGAAATACACTAAATCTGAGATCTGTGGACTTTTTAGAGTCCCAGCATATTTGATCGGTGATCTGTCGGAAACAACGAAGCTCGGATCTAGTATCGAGGAGCAGAATAGAATCTTTTATGAACTGACTCTTCTCCCCTATATCAACCGAGTGGAAACTGCACTGACAATGTTGCTCCCAAGAAATCAATTCGCAAGAATAGATGTCTCTGGGTTGCTTCGTGCAAATATCAAAGCTCGTTATGAAGCTTATAATCTTGGCAGAAATGCTGGGTTCTTATCAGTGAATGAAATTCGAGCTAAAGAAGATCTTTCACCAGTTGATTCAGAAATTGGAGATTCGTATCTGCAAAACTTGAATCAAATTGCAGTGGAAGACACAGAAGACCAATCCGAATAAATACGCTAAGTCGGAATGGACTATATGTCATTAAGACACCAATGGAGGATCGCTGATCCCTCCAATATCGAAAACGATATAAACAAAACAAAAGAGATGCTTGGTATCTTTGGAAAAGATCACCAACGATTCAAGAAAAATATTGATTCAAGAAACTTCGGTGAGGAGTGTTTTGAGTTTGATATGTCTCTAAACAATATTAAGCGATTTGAACAAGGTTGGAAATGGGAAGACTTTGTTGGACAGGTTGGATCATATCAACGATTCGGTCTTGATCCATTTGAGTATCATATACCAAATGCAGTCGCTTTCACACACGATCCCAAATTCTATAAACCAGATTATTCAGTTCTTTATTGGAAAAGAAATAAAAATGGATCTCTGAGTCTTATTAATAAGCTTGTAGAAGTTAAGGGAAGCCGAAACATTAAGAACCAAGACTATGACATTTATCGAGATTATCAAAGATATGTTGTTGATCCACATAATCAAAAAGTTAAAGATTATGCAAAAGATCACTTTGTTCCTAAATGTTTAATTGAATTTGAGCTGTTTATTTATCCAACTGCTTATGCAAGTGGTTTGAATGCTCAAGATCCATCTTATTGGACACCAACTATTGGTCTGACTGAAAAATTAGAAGTCTGGTCAATAGATGAACTTGAAGTCGCTTGGAATAATACTAAAAGAGACTTTAAAGATCCATATAAAAAGATGGACACCAAATCCATATTCAATCCAGCAAAAGTTAATGCCATTGATGGTGTTGAGAATTGGAGTGATGAACATTATAAAAAGGCAATTCATCGTGATGCCTTAAACTATTAAAGGAATTTAATGCCATATCCAGAGCAAGATCAATTTGGATCTAAATCAGAAGCACTAGAAAAAGCAAAAGTCATTGGTTGTTATATTGATGAAACATCTTTCCACGAAATGGAAATTGATGAAGAGGTTCTCTATATGCCTTGCAAAACTCATCAAGAATACGATGACAAGATGCTTAATAGAGCTGAGGAACGATCAGAGCATATTAATGTGCCAGATTATGTCCAAGCTAATGCTCAAAGAGGTTTAGACAACTTAGATCTTGCTGGAGATGGACTTGTTGATGCAACAAAAAGCGAAGCAAGACTGTTGGCAAGAGGATCAATCACCGAGGAAAAGTTAAGAAAACTCAGTGCGTGGATAAAAAGGCACAGAGGTGATCTTCAATCTGAACAAGTTAAAGATGGAGAGATCAGTGCTGGTGTGGTTGCACACTGGCTTTGGGGATCTGGATCAGCAGAGATTTCTGTTGGTGCAATGCTTCAAGGAGCTGATCGAACTATTGCTTGGGCAGATCGAGAGATTGAAAAATTAGACAATAATGGAGAAAGAACATTGGAAAAGATAAACGAAAAAATCTTCAGTTCAGAACCTAAACAAGTCAGACCAACACCAACTCACGATGTGAGATATATAGTCAATGAATTTGAAGCAAGAGCATTAGATGGCTCAAAAGCTGTGATCAGTGGATATGCTTCGATCTTTGATAGGTCTTCTCAAGTGCTTGGTGGAGGTTTTGTTGAGCAGATCAAAAAAGGTGCATTCACTAAAACACTACAAGAAAGAGGAACACAAACCTCAAGGGATGACATAAAAGCTTTATTCAACCACTCTACTGATCTAGTTCTTGGATCAAAGAGAGCTGGAACATTAAAACTCACAGAAGATGCAAAAGGACTTCATTATGAAGTTAATTTGGATCTTGATATCACACATCATCGATCAGCATTCAAAATGATTGAAAGAGGCGATGTGACAAACTCATCTTTTGGTTTTGATGTTATTGAAGAGAGATGGTCAGTGCCAGAATCTTCATCTGAACCAGTTATGCGAGAAGTGTTAGAGACAAGACTTTATGAAGTTAGTCCAACACCATTCCCAGCGTATCAAGACTCATCAGTCACAGCTGAGAGATCATTTAAAGGTTTAGCTGAACTTAGTGGACTTGATCTTCGTGATCTAGTTGAAGCAAACAATCAAGGATCATTAAAAGAACTTCTCACAGAAGAGAATGAAACTGTTTTTAATGCAGAAGCTAGAAAAAGAAGATTAGATCTTCTCAAATCGAAAGATTTATAAACAAAGATAGAGACTCGATGATAAATCAGTCTTTATTGCCTAACAACCGACTCGGATAAGTCGAACACAATTCACTTGTCCAAATTTTCATATAAGGAGAAAAATATGAGCAATCCAATAGTTGAAAAACTATACGAGGAAAGAGCCAATCTCTGGGATCAAATGAAAGAACTCAACGATCGTGAGATCAAAGAGGAAAGATCACTTGATGCTTCAGAAAAAGAAGCTTGGGACAAGATGAATGACAGAATGTCTGAAATCGATGCCAGAACTTCTGAACTTGCATCTGTTGAAGAAGCAAATAAAAAATCTGAAGAAGCAAGAGCAATCTTTGAATCTTCATCCCCAGCTCCAGTCATTGAAAAAGAAGTTGAAGCTCCAAGTGATGCTTCAATCTTAAGAGCAATGGCAAATGGCGAAGTTAGATCACACAACTTTGAAAAAAGAGATTTAACTGTCGGAGCAGATGGTGGACTCGTTCCCCAAGGTTTTTATGACCAAATAATTGCGAAACTAGATGAGAACGCTGTCGTGAGACAGTTTGCAACAGTTGTTTCAACAGCTGGAGGCGAAGACATCAAGTTTCCACAAATCACAGCTTTATCATCTGCATCATTAGTTGCAGAGGGTGGAGCAATTGGTGAAAGCGATCCAACAAGTGCATCAGTCACATTAGGAGCTTTCAAATATGCCTACCTCACTCAAGTATCTTCAGAGCTTTTAGCTGATGAGGGTGTTGACATCGAGGGATTCTTAGCAAACGATGGTGGTCGTGCATTAGGAAATGGAGCAGGAACTGACTATGCAGTCGGCAATGGCTCAAGCAAACCAAATGGCGTTATGAACGCATCTGGAACTGGTGTCACTTGTGCATCAGCAACAGTTATCACACCAGATGAGGTTATTGACCTTTATCACAGTGTGACTTCCCCATATAGAATCAATGGTGCTTGGATAATGAATGATGCTACTTTGAAAGAAGTTAGACAGTTCAAAGATTCCAATAATCAATATTTATGGCAACCATCATTGCAACAAGGAAATCCAGATACACTTCTTGGATCTCCAGTTGCTACTGATCCGAACATTGAAACAATTGCAACAGCAAAGAAAGTTATGGCTTTCGGAGATATGAGCAAATATTTCATTCGTGAAGTTCAAGGCATACAAGTTGACAGATCTGTTGACTTTGCATTTGCCAATGATTTGGTCACATTCAGATTCATCTATCGTGGTGATGGAGATCTAATGGACACAAACGCTGTCAAAAGAATGGTCATGGGCTAATCCCCTAACCTTTCTTAGTCTTTTATCAAGCAATTGATGAAGATGGTCAAGATCCAGCAATGGATCATTGACTGAGATATTTGGCTTCAAACATTCAATCTCTACTTCCAAAGTCGAATGTCTCAGTGAATTAATAGGAGAACCAATGAAAATCAAAATGAAGATCACTATGTCTGGTCTATACAATGGAAAACCAATTCCTCCAGCTGGAGAGATTTGGGAAACTGATAAGAACAACGCTGTTGATCTTATTGAAAAAGGATGGGCAGAACCAGTTAAGTCTGCTCCAAAAAAGAAAGCTGATAAACCAGCTGGAAATGAAAAAAGTTAATGCCATACCACTATGGCAAGAAGATGAAATCTAAAAAGAAAAAAGGATCTAAAGGTCGCAAATGATCGGTTATTCAGTTGGAAATGGAACTCAGCATATATATAAAGATTCGTTAGGTCGGATCTATGTTAATGCTTATATTGATGGCACTCTCACAAATGCCAGTGGATCAGTCACAGTCACTGTGACAGATGAAGCTGGAAATGTGATCATTAATGAACAAACAGCAACAACTGACACCACTGGGATTTATTATTATGATCTAGGCATTGCAAACACAACCAATGTGAACAAACTTTATGCAGTTTGGTCTGGAACTTGGGAGTCTGTGGTTCAAAAGCTTAGAACAAATCACGAGATCCTTGGATTTCCTTTATTCACTGAAGCACAAGCAAGAACATTCGATATTGAACAACTTGCTTCTGCTAGTGACTATCCAGATGCAACTATCTTAGAAGAGAGAGCAAAGATCACTGATCTATTAGAACAATGGACAGGAGCTTCGTGGACACCTAAATATTCTTTGGAAAAAATGGAGGGTGACACAACAAGAGTGTTATCTGTCCCCCATTTCAATGTGAATAAGGTGATCTCTGTGACCATACTCGGTGAAACAATTGCAACCTCTAACTTTGAAATTGATAACAAAGCAGGATTTATTCACAGAACAGATGGATTCTTTCCAGAAGCAACTTCTGAATATCCAATGCCAATTGTTATATCTTATGAATATGGTTGGGACTTTCTCAAGAATGGTGTTGATCGTATTGCGTTAAAGCTTTTATTAGATCGTATTATCTCAACAAACATTCCAGATCGAGCAACTTCTTTCAATGATGAGATGGGAAATATCTCTCTTGTCACACAAGGAGGAGGATTCAAAAATCCTACAAGAATCCCAGAAGTTAATCAATGGATCGATGAAAACTCAGAAAAGGTCTTTGGTGTTTAATGGCGATCAACTCAGTTGTTAAAACAGTAAGAGACAACTTAAAAACGCAGTTATCTGCAAGAGCTGGTCTCAATGGTGTTGCAATCTTTAAATATGCTCCTATTGATCAAGCTCCAAAGAAAGAGATGATCTATTTAGGAGATGCAAACTCTTCAACTGACTTTCAAGCTTTTGGATCAGTCTATGAAGAAGATCTGGATCTAAAAATATTTATATACACGCTTCGAGCTGGAGCTGGAGACTCTGTTGCCTCCACCACAGAAAGCAGGTCTCTGGCACTAGCTAATGAAGTTATAGATCAATTAAACGATGATTCAACCATTAATGGAGCTGTGATTGTCTCACGAATCTCAAATATGCAGATTGAAAACACACTATCTGATGAGGGCAGAATATGTCTCATCGAGATGGACTTAGAAGCTCAAGCAACACTATCGGAGTAGATATGACAAAAAAGACAAATTATATTGCAATCGTTGATTGTGAAATTAAGAAAAAAGAATTTAAAGCTGGTGATCCAGTCGATGTGCAAGTTCCAAGGTGGATGGTTTTGCAAGGACTTGTTCTGCCAGAAGACAAAGCAAAGAAATTAGAAGAGGAATAATATGCCCACATTTATCGCAGGAAAAGACAACAAGATTTTATTCGGAGCTAATGATCTGACTGCATTCTTTAGTGATGCAAGTTTTTCAAGAGAACAAGCACTAAACGAAACAACAACCTTTGGCTCAGATCAAGCAACTTATATTTCATCTATTGAGACAGCATCAGCTTCTCTAACTGGATTTTATGATGGTGGATCAGATGCAGTTGATGAAGAACTTCAAGCTGTCATTGGATCAGCAACTCCAACTCCCCTTTCTATTTATCAAGGTGGAGACACAGCTGGGAACAAAGTTGTCTTATTAAATTCAAAAATTCAAAACTACACCATTGATTCGAGCGTTGCAGATGCTGTTGGTGTCTCTGCCTCATTCACTGGTGATAACTTTGGAAATGGGAAAAGCTTATATGCTTTGACCAATACAAGTGCAACAGCTAACACAACTGCTGTTGACTTTGGTGCTAGTTCATCATTAGGTGGTCAAGCATTTCTACATTGCACAGCTCACAGCTCTGCAAATATATCAGTGAAAATACAATCATCAGCAGACAACTCATCTTTTGCAGATGTCTCTGGTTTTTCTTTCACTGCAATCACAGGGACAACCTCTGAGAGAATAGCAACCACAAACACAGTGAATCGATATGTTCGCATAGTGATCACAGTGACTTCTGGCTCTGCAACCTTTTCAGTTGGTTATGCCCACAATTTAAAGTAATTAATTAATTTAATTTAGGAGAACAAAATGGCTTTCAAATCTGGAAAAGATTCCTTTTTTAGTGTAGATGGAACTGACATATCAAGTTATGTCAATCAACTGTCATTGTCTCGTGATGTTAACACTCTTGAAACTACTTCGTTTGGATCAGATCAAGCTTCTTTCGTAGTTGGTATTGAGGGATTATCCATTTCTGGATCTGCGACATTCGATGCAACAGCTGATGGAGTTTTTGCTGGTTTATTCGATGGCTCACAAGTTGCTTTCGAGTATCGACCAGACAACACAAGCTCACAACCAAAATACACAGGCAATGCCTTTGTCACTAACTACACACTTGACTCAAGTGCAACTGATCTCGTTTCGATATCATTTTCGCTAATCGTGACAGGTGCAGTGACTAGAGGAACTGTCTAACACTTAAAATGGTCTCACAAAGAAGAAGACTTAAACGAACTGCAAAAGGTCTGGGAACTCTAATCGAAGTCTCTGGTGTGGATATTGCCAACCAGAAGAGATTGATTGAGCTTCTCGGATCTGATGCTGTCAAAATTTATAAACAATTTAACTTTCAATTTGGTGAAAATGTTGCCAAGGATGTTCGGAAAGAACTTCCAAAAGATTCTGGAAAGTTAGTTGCATCAGTTAGAGCAACCAAGACCAAACAAGGAGCATCGTTTCGAGTTGGTTATAAAAGCAGAATAACTTATGCACGACTACAAGAGTTCGGTGGATTTAATCCCTATGGAGGATCTTTCAGAAGAGGTCGCAAACTCTATAAACCACAGAAAAAAGAGGGATATTTTATATTCCCATCTGTGAGAGATCGACTTCCAGAAATGCAAAGAGATTATGTCAGAAGACTTAACAAACTGGTCATCGCTCTCTATGGCAAAGCTGGAAAGACAGGATCATCAAGAAAGTTAATGGGAAAAAGCTAAGAGGAGAAATATGGCAGAAGAGGACAACAATCTTCCAGTTATCGTGATCAAAGATAAACAATATCTTTTGGATTATTCAGATATAACTGGGATCGAATGGCGAGAGATCAAGAAGATCACTGGTCTAAATTCAATGGAAGCAATAGGTCAGACATCAATGATGGACTTTGAAGCTCTTGCATCTATTGTGCTGATCTTTGCAAAGAGAGAAGACAAGAATGTCAAATATGAAGACATCTTGGCAGAACTAACCATTGAATCAGTTAAAACACAAGAGGAACTGGATCAAGAAGTCCCAAAAGACTAAGGAGAGTTTATAGGAAGCATCTTCCAGCTCTCAGTCATTTTTTTGGAATTAGACCTTGGGAATTTGATTTGCTCACTATGGGAGAGATCAATGAATACCTCGAACAACTTAATGAATTTATAAGGAATCAGAATGGCTAAAGGAAACAGTCAAATAAATGTTGCTATTGCTTTGGACACAGCTCCTCTGGAAGCTGGTCAAAAAAGAGCAATTAGACAGTTTGATAAAATCGGATCAGTAGGTCAAAGAGCTAGTGGTGGTCTTAAAACTCTAGGCAAAGGGATGGCGAAAGTCGGTCTCTTAGCTGGTGCAATGGCAGGATCAGTTGGTGTTGTCGCCAATAAAATGGTTCAACTTGCTTCTGATAGTGAAGAGAGTGCAAACGCATTCGGTGTCACATTTAAAGAAGCATCACAAGGTCTCAATCAATTCGTTGATGAGTTCTCCACAAAAGCAGGTTTCACAACAGCTGAACTGCAACAACTACTTTCTTTCACTGGTGGCGTTGTTAATGGTATGGGAGCAAGTGCTGAGGCATCAGCTGAGTTCTCTAAACAAGTGGCAGTTCTTTCTGGTGACATTGGATCTCTTAGAAATATAGATCCCTCAGATGTGCTTGATCGTATAACTAAGAGTTTAACAGGCGAGAGAGAAGGATTAAAACAACTGGGGATCGTTATAAATCAGACAACCTTGGATCAAAAAGCTCTGACAATGACAAACAAGAATGCTGTCTCTGAATTAACAGCAATGGATCGTGCAACAGCGACTTTGACTTTGATTCAAGAGAGATCAGCAGATGCAATTGGTGATCTTGATAATACTTCAGATGGCTTTGCAAACACTCAAAGAAGATTAAAAGCAGAGCTTAGAGAAACAGCAACTGCAATGGGTGAATCATTGATGCCAAGTGTTAATGCTGTGCTTCCACTGATTTCAGAAATGGCTTCAGACATTCTACCTAAAATGGCAAAAGCTTTTGCTAATGGTGTTGAAAAAGTTAAAGAGTTCAATAAACAATTTGGTGAAGAGATAACAAGCAGACTTAAGAAGTCCTTTCAGTTTATGAAAGATGGAATCACCATAATAGGACATTTCATTGGCAAGTTTGTAGAGATGATCTCGAACTCAAAGATCCTTAGTGCAATCTTTGGTGAGTTGGATAAAGCTCAAGGTGGACTAATGGATGCAGTTAATAATTATGCAGAGAGCATAAGAGAATCAAACGCTGAAGAAAAAAGAGCTGTTAGATCTCGTGAAGATATGATCAAGAAATATACAAAGACTGAAACTGTCTTAAACAAGACACAGATGGCTCAGTTTAGATTCACACAGGAAATGCGAGAATCTACTGAAGCAGTTGAAGATCATACTGATGAAATAGTATATGGTGCAGTTGAGTTCCAGAAATATACTGGATCAATTAACAAAGCTCTCTCTTCTATTAAGACTCTCACTGGTTTGCAAGAACGAGGCAAGAGAGAACAAGAACGACTTGATGAAGCAACTGCTGAACTTGAGGAGTCAAACATTCAAGTGGCTAAAGCTCAACAGGTTTTGGCTAAGACTCAAGATGAAGTGACCAGACTTCAAGCTGATGGCACTGAAGTCACAGCTGA